GGTATAGTGCAATAGCTGCAGCAGCGGCTGCACGAAACCAAGTAAGACCGACTTGCTTTAATTGTTCCATTAGATTGCCTTTCGTTTTGTATTGTGAACCTTGCAGCAGGTGCATACTGGTACCAAATTGGTACCTTTTGCTACCTTCTTCTTTGGCGCAGGCTGTAATTTAGCCAGAGCCTGGTTCACAATTTTAGGTTGATTCATCCACCAGAACCAAGGGCTAGTGTCATTAGCCATATCAGCGTTGATAGAAATATGAAGATGCTTGACGTGAGAATTACTACCCCTGTAAGGACGATTGCCAGAACTAGCCAACTGGCGTGACCAAATCTTTTTATTGAAGATAAGGTAGGAAACGCGCTCATCCTCTTTAAGTTTCTCAAAAATAACGGCACAGTCAATACCTGCCTTTGGGTCGTGGGTCAGGTCTACTGCTAGTCCAGTATTGTGATCTGAATTAGGACTTGCCTTGATGTGAGCCTTGCTTGGCAGTAGGCCATCCGATGCCTTGTTCCGCTTCGGTACAAGCGCAGTTGCCTGTCTTAGAACGGCAATGGCTGCAGGTGTTGCACTCTTTACAACAGGTTTCATTCATTTCCTCAAGGCTTCCTTGACTAGCTCGGTTAATAATTCTACTTTTTCTTCTAGCAAATTGATTTTATCTTTGACACTTGAGCCACCATTAGGGCGCAGTTCATATAGGTAATGCTTAACTAACCAGCGTACAACGCCAGCAAAGCCAGTGATTATGGTTAGTCCTGCTACGGCTAAGCCAGCCCATTCTGTAGGTGTCATTTATACGCTCCGTATTGTCACTACAAGCAGTCCTCCAAAGCCAGAGAACTTCTTATCTTGTGGGGTTTTATTGATGAAATCCATCTCTTCTATCAGGCCAATAAAGGATTCACCTGTACGGAAATCCTCTATTCGGATGGAATCGCCTGCGTTTTCTACTGCTTCTAGTTGCTGCATACGGTCCCAGGAAGAGCCTTCATAGCCCACTTCTACTCCGAACTTATCACTCTCGTGATCAAAGCAGAATAGCGGATATTGAATCAGCCTCTGACGGGGAACTGCTGGTAAAGACTTTAACTGGTAACCAGTAAATAGCGGTCCAAGGGTGCTGTCTTGAGCATCACGGTTTAATGTAAACTTGAATGCCAGATACTCTTGAGGTCCTTGCGGGTAAGGAATACCGATTTCTTGCACAACAGATTCTTCAGCAAAAGAACCGATTGCATATTCGGTATAGTCATAGCCAATAGATGAGATATTCAAACTGCCATTAGTGGTATCAATACGCGGGGTAAGTAGTTTGAAGAGCTTACCTTCAAGAGTGTTATAGCGGATAAAGCCAGTCTTTAGATAACCAGATGCAACCTTGACTGCGTATGATTCAACCCATACTCCATCACCTGGAACGGTAAATGCTACGCGATCTGTGCCACCAAGGAAGGCTACTGAGTTAGTAAGAGTAGTCTCACCAGAGGCGCAGGCATCCCAAGCATAGGCAAAGACTAGGCTGTTAGGAACTACTGGCTGTGATAGGTCAATACGGACTAGACCTGATTCACTTCCCTGCTTAGTAGATACATAAGCAAATTTATCTCTAAAAGATACATCAGTGCATTCTGTTTCAAACAGTAGCGGTCCATAAGATACATCGCCGTTATCGCCTATAACACCTACTCGCACACCTTTGTTAGTGCATAGTATTCCGTAAGTACCAAGGTAGGTATCAAAGGTATTGATTCTTTCACCCTCTGGCAGGTCTATTACTACCGAAGGAATGCTTAACTCTGGGAAACCAAGAGCGTTAGCGTTGGCTAAATCTAAAGTAATCTTATAGATAGATGAATTCTCACGGCTATAGCCACCTACATAGATAGCATTGGGACCTTCTGAGATAGTAGTCCAAATCCAGTCAGTCTGTGGATGGGTGTAATGATCTGAAGGTAGAGCTCCACCGCCAGTATGGGTAGCATTTAATTCATAAAGTTTATTGTTGATAGTAGCAATTAGGCGTTGCTTGATATATTTAATTCTGGCACTGGTTGTAGCTGAAGCGTTATAGGTTTCAACATCGCTTGTAGCGCCACCGATATTGCCTCTATGGACGTGAGTTCCATTGATGAACCAGTATCTGATTCCATCGGTAGTTAAATCAAGGATTGTAGATGCAGTGCCTGCTTGGGTATAGGTAGATGAGGTAGGAGTATCACTGCTCATCGTAATCTTCTTCAAGTCAGAGCCATCTGCTACAACTAAACAGTCATTGGTTCCATCATTAGCACCAATGATGATTGTGTCATTAGCGCTAGATAAAGCCCTGACTGTGGTATTTAGTAGAGTTGCCTGTCCCTTGGTCCAGACATCTAATCCTTTGGACTCTGTGTATTGGAAGCGTAGTGATTCATCCTGAGCAGGTTCAAAGTATTTAATGCCTTGACCTAGATGAAATGATGACTGAGATCTAAACCACCAACCAGTTAGAGACTGCTCTCCAGCTTCACGAGTCTGGTCATACTGTTGCTTACGATACTGCGCCGTTACACGGCGATAGGGTGAGTCATCACTGGCAGCCAGAAAGAATGGCAAGCCGTTGATAGCTATATCGTAGGAAACACCTGTAGCTTGAAAGTTAGTAGAGCCAGCAGGATTGGAGAGGGTATAGGGAATACCTTCTGTGATGTCGTCACCATAAGGTGCCAAGGTTTACTCCTTACTTAGAGTGCTGCGATCTCATCTGCTGTTAAACCAAGTGCTGCAAGTTTAGCCTTGGCGCTTGCCTTAGCCTCTGCCTTAGCCTGTGCCTCTGCTTCCTCTGCTGCTTTCTGTGCAGCAAAGGCAACTGCATCTGCCTCGCGCTGAGCGATTTCTTCTGCCGTTAGTTCTACCTCTGTGGCTACTCCTGTTGAGCAGTCCACTACGAGTTTATGTGTCATTGTTTTCCTTTCTTAGGAGAGTTTTTCAGGTGCATATTGTTGTAATATCTGTAAAGCGTATTCAACTTTATCTTCAATCCTTTGGCCTGTTGGTTGTCTTGTTGACCAAAGTTCAAGATTTTCTAAACGGTTATCAGTCCTATTGCCGTTCTTATGATGAACTTGTTCCGAAACTAATAAAGGTCTGCCAATAAAATCTGACATAACCTTGCGATGTTCTAGAACATAACCATCTCCATTGGCGTTTGGATGTTCAGGTTCGTATAGTTTTATGTACCCACCAACTGAAACTTCAATTTTATTAAAAGTTCTTTTTCTTCCAGGCTTACTATTAGCATCACCATAAAGATAATACCTTCTATAGTGCATACTGCACATACCTTTGGAAAGGTGCTTTTTTGAACAATCATCTATTTCGCAATGCCTAGTTATTCTTACAGCAACCCCTAAAGGATTTCCATATTTTCTGAATCTAGCATTGTGAGTAGGGCAATACAGTTTAGTTCTACGTTTTCTACTGCAGTCTTCTACAGTGCAGTTGTAATCATTGCTATATGGCATAGATCAATACTACCATTAACTTGACTTGATTCCGTAAAGGGTTGCGGTTGAGTATTGGACAAAGTTACCAGCCTGCGGCGTCAAGTTAATTGAGGTTATGGCTGCGCTATTTGCCCATAGGCTTGCGCTTAAGGATAACAAGCGGTTAGTTCCACTTGTCGCATTAGTTTCAGTAACGCCATCACAACTTAAAGACTTGTTATTACTGCCAGCATAATTAGGAATGTATGCCTGAATGTTTCCAAAAGTGTTAGCGGTTGCTGAAGATGCAGCCATTTGGAATAAATAAATTTGAGCCGCGCTAGACCAAGACAAAGAACTAACCGTGGGTGGATTTGCCAACAATTCTCTAGTTGAATAACCAGATGTAGAACCATTAAATGTTAAATTTATCAGACGGTCTATTTCAGAGCCGTCAGTTCTTGCGCTAATTAACAAAGATAAATCCGTATAAGTTGCAGGAATTGACGAGAAGGAAATACTGCTCGCCCCACCGCTACCAACTGTTACTGTGGCTATTGCCTCATAAGTATTTGCCATATTAGTTAATTCCTTTCAAGGCGCTAAGCGTTTCAGGAGCATATTGCTCAAGGATTTCTATTGCGTACTTCACCTTATCCTCCACTCTTTGCCCAGCAGGTTGAGCCTTTGACCATAGTTCTAAATTTTTAATTCTATTGTCTTTACGATTTCCATTTTTATGATGCACGGATTCTTCCTTTCGTAGCCATCTTCCTAGATGTTCTGCCATAACAAGTCTGTGCTCATAAACATTGCCACCTTTGTTTGCCATTGGATGATTTGGTAAATGCAAAGCTATATATCCACCCTGAGATATATAACCAGTAGAAGATATTGCTTCTGGGTGATCGTATAAAGCAACTCTACGATAGTGCATTTGACACATACCTTTAGATATATGTGGTTTTTTACATTTACCTATTGTGCAGTGTTTATATTTACTAAAGTTCCCGCGAGGTAAAACTTTTGCAATATCTCCGTGAACTCGTAAACGTTTTGCGTGCATAGGACAAAGACCTCGTTCTTTACGAGATTTTTTACAGTCCTCTACCCCGCAAGGGTAATGGTTTTTATAGGGCATAAGAAATTATATCAGGCAAACGCCTTTATGCCATAGAGGGTAAAGGTTGAGCCTGTATCTAAATCTCCACCCGCAATTTTAGCCAATGCAATGCTTGTTATTGCCGATGTCGAACGCCATAGATTTACAAACGCATCAAGACCCGTTGATGCGTTATTGGCTCGCGCCAATGCGGTTTTATACGTTGTTGTATTAGAATAATTCATAAAATGAATAATCATATTTTGCTCTAATGTGGTTGTAACATAACCATTATTTTCAGGTTGAAAATACGCAACATTACTTCTACGACCACTAGAAGCCGCTGAACCATTACCCGTTAAATATGTATTCGAATAGTTGGTTCCTGTATCAGAATTAAAATTTATTTTAACGTCAATAGCGGTGGTGCCTTTAATGTTACAAACCATTATTAAATCGGTATAAGTGCCACTAATGCTAGAGAATGTAACGCTGCTCTGTGCGCTTCCTAGCGTTGTCGTTGCTATCGGAGAATAAGTAATTGCCACTATACACCGACTTTCTTGGCTGCCCTATATTCACGCATTCTCATTTTATCCTGCTCCTTTTTACAAGTATGGCAAGCCCTACGAGTGCCTTGCTTTGCTTTGTAATGATAAAGATTATTTTCTAGAGTATGTCCATTCTTGCAGTGTGTCTTATATTCTAAAACCCTTGAAGTTCTGTGACTGTTCTCTGCTATAGTTACTAGCTTTAGGTGGTCTGGGTTTACACATCTACGATGGACGCAGTTGTTTCCATCTTCACATTCTGCAGGGTCGTGGCATATATGATCCATAACCATTCCCTCTGGAATATCGCCTTTGTAATACATCCAAGATAAGTGATGAATCAATACTGACTTAGTTTTAGGCCAACCATATTTTGTTTGTGCATAACCTTTTGCAGTAGGTGTGGTTGGGTGCCACCAGCAACCATTTGGTTGCACTTCAAAGCGATTAACAATTCTTTCAAGTTGTGTAATTGCCATTGGCTATGCCCCCTTTGAAAAGTTAATTGTCATTGTAATCTCCTAGGCGCTTTTACAGCCGTATAGGGCGAAGTGTGAGTATTGTGCAAAGTTGCCCTGAAATGGCGCTAAATCTATTCTAGTTATTGCAGAAGTTGATTGCCATAATCCAGATTCAAAATCAACATATCCACTACCATTGTTATCGGCTCCAGATAAAAATCTAAATGTTTTATATTTATTAGTATGAGCATAATCAAGAATGTCTATAATCACACCTGTAAAAACTGAAGAAGAATAACTACCATCTGCGGTATTATATCCATAACGGATTTCATCTTGTGTTGATGCTGCGCCAGCAGTTGCGGTAGTTCCTGAGCCAGATAACCTATGCCAGGAATAATTTGTAGCAGTATCATTATTTACTCTAATATAAGGATGGTCACCACTTACATTATCTACTGCTCTTTGTATTGCCCTAATCTGCAAGTGCGTATAGGTAGCAGGTATAGAACTAAAAGTCACGCTAGCAGCACCGCCACTACCAACAGTTACAGTAGCGATGGATTCAAAGTCGCCTACTGCGGCAAACTTAGATGAAGCAACAATGCCTAGGATTGGACTCACGCTATATCACCTACTGCATACCAAGAATCGGTATCGCGCTTGATTAGTGTCATTGCTGAGTATTGCACTCTGCACTTTGGTGTAGCAGAGGTAGCTCCAGTAGATACAATCGTTGTAGTACCAGAAGTGACTGCATTTACAGTTACCTGACCAGCACCAATCTGAATGATGTTCAACTGAGTTCCGATAGGAAATGCTACTGAGGCATTGGTTGGGATTGAGTAGGTCTGAGCAGCAGCATTGCTTGCTGTGACCAACTTGTTATCAGCATCAGCCAAGACGAAGGTGTATGTGGTACCAGTCTGTGCATTAAATGCTAATGCAGCACTGGCAGATGTAGTTCCGCCTACTAGATTAACTGCCATTAGTTACCCTCACTTCCAAAGGCACTAAAGGATGATGTGCCTGTAGTTGAATAAACTGTTATTACATCTGTATTTGCTAAGGTAATTCCAACGGTAATTGCTAGTAGAGATCCGCTAGGAACCTGAACTCCATAAGCAATATAGTGCAGGTTTGCAAGGGTTGCTCCTGCTGGTCTTACAGCTACTCTAATGGTATCTGCAGCTCCACCAGTATTAGCTACATTTAGCGTAGATACTATGGTGGCATTAGTTGCTGTATAAAGCGTTGTGGCAGTTGCAGCCGTAGGTGCGCTCTGTGCTAAAACTTTATATGTTGGCATTAGGCAATATCTCCAATCACTGTCCAGGAATCTGTACCAGTCTTGATAATACTTGCTGCTGAATACTGCGCTCTGGTCTTAGGCGTAGTAGCAGTTGCTCCTGTAGATGTGATAGTCACACCGCTTGCTCCTTGGATAGTTACTTGGCCTGCTCCGATTTGTTGAACATTGATAATTGCGCCAGTTGCGTATGCAACAGTTGCATTTAGCGGCACAGTCAGTGTTATGGCAGCAGCATTACTCAAGGTAACTAGGCGACCATTATCGGTTATTACTAAGGTATATGTAGTTCCAGTCTGGGCATTAAGAGTTAAGTTCTGCCTAGCATCATTGATAGTAGGTGTATTAAGAGTTGGGCTGGTTAGCGTCTTGTTAGTCAGCGTATCTGTTGTATCTTTACCAACCAAGGTATCTGTAGCTGCAGGCAGGGTTAGCGTTGTAGTTCCTGCTACTGCGCTGGCTTGGACTGTTGTGCTACCAGAGGTAGAACCAGCAAAGCCTACGTTTGTCACAGGCGATATGGATGCCTTGAAAGCATTAAGATCATCGCTAGTTAAGACGTGCTTGACTGTTGCACCTGCGGTATGTTGCACACCAGATGTTCCAGCTCTAGCTCTTACGATTGTAAAAGTATCACTTGATGCTGCAGTTACGAATACAATTTCTTCGTTAGTGGTATCAGGGTCTAGAGCAACAGTGAACTGGTCTACGTTACCTGCTGCTAATGTGACTCCACCGA